GTGTCCAAGCTCACCAAAAGCACGGTTATTTTTAACGTATGTGTCCACATAACGAGTCGCTTCTTTGCGAAGTGTCGCTATGGGATACACACGACCATTTCGATTCTTCTGTTCAGCCTGCATGAAAATACCTTTGATAAAGTATTTCTGGTCATTACCAGTTCCTTCTACAATATACTGAACATCTTCTAATGTTTCCGTGATGAGCTTCATTTGTTAGTGCCCCTGCTTATAATTGAATGCAAATTCGCTTAAACGATTGAATCCGTCTTTAGACTCTTGGGCCATTTGTGCAAATCGCCCCTGATTCTTAGGATTAAGAGAGCCATATGTTTGTAGCATCTTAGTGGCCGCATCAACACTAATGTTAGCTACTGATCCATCATCAAAGCGATATTTACTGCCTCGATTGGTTCCAGCAACTCTTTCTAGACAATGAAATACATTCTCGTCAATCTGCTCATCGTTTTCAATTAACTTTTTTGCCTGAAGCTCATAACCTAAAGTCACAATTTGATTCAAATCTTTTCGGGGAACTTTCGTTATTGGCGTATTACCATACTTCTTCAACAACTTCTGATATTTCTCTTTTTTAATCATTTCACTGCCACTACCTGTTTTACGAACCTCCTCAATATGCTCGGCATATTCGCCAGTGGCTAATTTGGCCACTGCCCGACCAATTCCCTTGCGTCGATTTTTAATATTTCTATCATCAATCTTTGTTTGAAGTTCTCTATCAGCACGATTTCGGCGCGCCGCGGCGATCCCGGCGGCCGACGGGTCGTCCAACCGAGACGACCACCTTGCACCAGGTCGACTTTTTCTCGCTCCAGACTGGTGTTCTCTCGAACCAGCATCATCGTGTGCTTGCTTAACGTATGAAGCTAATGTCTTCTTGGAAAGCTCATCAAGCTCTACCGCTTCGTTTGTATTGTGTGTATATACACCATTCTCGCCACGAACATAGGCTGGAGGAACAGAATCAACTTCTCTATATTCCATATCAGAAAGTTCGTCGCCAGTTGTCTCATATGCATCGGTAGGAAGATTAGCACCTTTCATCGAACCAGCACCAGGAAGATCATCAATAGCGTTGACAATCTCACTATCATCCTCTTCCTCATCTGAGTAGTCATAGGCTGACTCAAAATCGTCATCGATTTCTTCTTCAATATCTTCTTCATCTATTGAAGGAACAAAAGTCTGAGCTATTTCAATTTTTTTGGCATCAATCGCATCGGTTACCTTGTTCGATAGCGCATCGACAATTTCATCGCGAAACGATATCGGATCACCGTTAAGCGCCGAGTTGATTAATTTACTCATATTATTTTCTCCTAAGAATCTTTTGCTTAATATTTATAAAACAAGAATGCCCGTATTACTGTTGGGGCCCTTCTTCTTCTTGAGGTTCTTGTGTTTTTATTTGTCTATCAATTACATCAATATCATCATCAGTTTGCATTAGTATGTTCTTTCTAATCCATTCGGTAGAATAATACTTTCCATTATATTCATCAATTTCTCGTAACATTTCAAGCCTATTTCGCATTATTTCAGATTCTTGTAGCTCGGCAAAATGCACGTTCTTGAGAAAATCAAACTCAATGTCATCTTTCATCTCAATCCAATCATCTTCTGTGATAATTCCTTTGAGTCTTAATTGGGTTTGAAGCAATCCAGAAAATAAACTGGAAAATCGTTGTCGCAATCGAGTAACAAACTTCGCAAATTTAACTTCATCTCTTGTTATTTCGTTTGAGCGCCCAAGACTGAATCCATCATCTGGTTGAAGTCTTGATATTGGAATTTTCAATGACTTGTATAGTTTCTTTTGAAAATACTCAATGTCTTCGATTTCACCTAAGTTTTGTCCACCAGGCAAAGTAGTAACCTCTGTGCCCCGACCACCTTCTCTACGAGGCAGCCAATAGTCTTCCAGCATCGTTCTATGATGTCGATCATCTGTGATTGTGCCAGACGACGAATCGTATACTAATTTATTTTTGAAACGAGTCATAATATCTTTGAGATATTGCTCAGCCTTAGCCTTGGGAAGATTGCCAACATCTACATAAAAGATTCTTCTCTCTGGAGCACGAGACAATCGATAAATCACCAATGCATCTTCAATCATTTTCAACTGATTGAGGGGCTTAATCGCAGAATGCATATGACCAATCACCATTGTCTTATTGACATCAAGCAAACCAGATGTAGTATATGAAATACTATCTGTTGATATTTTCAATCCTTGTGCAGCGTTCATTGGAGCAACGCCACTAGGATTATACAAAAAATATTCAACACTCTTATTGACGATTGTATCTGCGGCTGCGTTTCCTTGTGGGGGCGCGCCGGGACCTCTTTTGATTTCTTTAATGAGCCTAATTTTTCTAGAATCAATTGGTCGAAGCTCTTGAATACCAGACCTTGGATTAGTCACATCAATGAGAATATGATAATAGAGTCTGCCGTCGATATACCATCTTCTGAATATATCATATCCTCGGTCTTTGAAATCGAGCATTCTCATTATGCTGTCAAATTCTTCCCTAATCTTCTTTTTAATAGATTCGGGCTGTTTTAGGTTATCCAACACAACAGCAACAGATGGTTTATTTTCTTCACAAATAATGGATTCATTCGTGATGTCGTCAATGGCATATTCACATTCTGGATATAATGCCATGTTTCTATATTGATTGATAAGGTCTGCTTCATTTTTTGCAGTACCGTTCAAATCAATATTTTGACCATATGCTCCAGCCGCGGTCCATCCAGTAGACTCAACGACCATCGCACCGTCAGATTGTTCGGGTGGTGTAAATGAAGGAAGAGATTCCTCAACAGAATCTCTTCCAATTTTGAATCCAAATAAACGAATTGCCATATTATATTCCTATGTTATGTTCCAGAAGACGTTCCGCTGTCCCCCACAACAAACTCACTCACTCCAGCAATATTTTCTACGCTAGAAGAAACCCAATAGTCATACTGGAATGTCACCGTAAAATCTTCAAGCTGATCATTCGATGCCCACTCCAGATCAAGTGGAGTGATAGAAGAAGGCCAAACATTGATCAAAGTCACTCGCTTGATAATATCTCCAGCTTTAGAGTAATGTACGACATCAGCGTTGGTGCAGTAACCCGTAGTAGAAATCGCAACAGGAGAACGTACATTGGAAACATGGCTATTAATAGAATTCATCCAAGTGTTTATTGCATTGTGTATCAGAAAATCCTCATCATTATAAATGATAGGAGACCACTCAGCAAATGTTCTATTTCCTGGTATTTTGATTTGACGACCAAAGTATGGCACTTCAATCGTAGTAAAATCAGCTCCAGGAATTTGTGCTCCATGAGCCATGAAAGTTAGCTTTGACGCGGCCGCTCCTGCATCTGCTCCTGCCGCTGTAGGAAATGGCATCGAAATTTCAAATAAATTTGGTCTGGCGCCACCAGCAGTAAATTGTTGACGAATATCGTTTACATTAAAGGGCATTGATTATCTCCTCGTCTTACCTTTATTTATGTGCTATGATCCAATAACTTCGTTAAAATCTACTCCAGTTCGCGTAGCAATGAAATTGAGTTGAATAAAGTTAATTGAGCGAGCAGGTTTAATGTAAATATCACCAATGAACTCGTTTCTATCGATCACGTCTCCTGTGTTATTCGTCTCGTCACAGATTACTCGGAAGTCAGTAATTCCTCTTCGTCCTTGTACTTCTCGTAAGAAAGGATCAACAAGGTTTCTAAACTGAGCACGAGTAAACTCATCATTGAACTCGAATAGTGAGAATCTTGCTGCAATAGCAATTGACTTTTCTAGAACGATGAATAGTCTTCTCACGTTAATTCGATCAAATGCACTTGGTCGAGTCAAGAGTGTCTTATCTCCAAATAGCACTGTTCCCTCTCCCGGGAAGGTTGCTACTGGATTAATACCATTCTTGTATAACTCATCTCTATGAGACTTCGTTGGATTCCATGCGAGCTTCACGATGTTCTTAATGTTTCCTCTGTTGAAACCAGCAGGGCTCCACCAAGGATCTCGAACCTGATCTGTTCTCGCACACAATCCAGCAATATCACCATTCAGTGGTATCCAACGATTCGTATTATTGTACTTATCGAACTGATACTTCCATCCACAATCCATGACTGCATATGAACTATTCAAAGACGATAATTGAGTATTTCTAAAGTCAAGAACATTCGTTTTTATCGAATTCAATGAAGAAATACCAACAACGTCACTCTTTTCTGGTGAGATGAACGTAACACAGTCTTTTCTCACTTCTGAGATATTATCCACAACATATCGTGCGACTGTTGGGCTTGCAGGACCAGTAATTGCTAGTGAAATGTCCACTGTATCGGCATCTGCAAATTTATCCCACCCAAGCTGTAGTGCTGCGTCATTTTGCCCCTGAGTTGCACCATTTTTTAGTGTGCCAACAAAGGCCAAAGGTGCGTCTACTGTTGCATCATTGTTAAGTGTTTTCATTGCACCAGCGCCTGCGGCTGCGGCTGTAGATCCCCAATCAGATCCACTGCCACTGAGATTGCCCGATGGAGGATGACTTCCAACAAAAATATATCTCGATGTATTTTGAATATCTTGCTTGTAATAATTAGTCGAGCCATCCTCATTAACAGCATCATACAATTTTGACGCAAAAGGATAAGTCTCAAGAACTGTTCCTTTTTGTCCAGAGATTCGACCATCGGCATCACTTACTGCAATATGAATTTCATCACTAGTTATTGATCGGTCTCTTGCAAAATCCGAAGTTCCTGGAGCAACATCAAAATTCTCATAAAATTCCCAATAGCGATTAATTGTTTTTGAACTAGCAGTAGCATTGAATGGTTTATCAACAGTAATGGTTGTTCCATCAATTGCAGTAATCTTATATTTGCCTGTAGGAGCTTCACTTTCATTATTGAAATCAATGACATCACCAACTCTCACTGTGCCTGCTGTGACTCCAGATGCGGTTCTCGCACCAGCACTACATGATACAGCACTAACCGCAGTAGCGGTATTGCTAAACATACCAGCAGTTGAGTCACAGATAGAAACGCGAAGACTATTGCCAAGGTCTCCAGGATAACGTCCAATAAAAACAGTTGTAGTAGAACCAGTTTCGGCTCCAGATATACCTGACCCTTCAGTCCAAGCCTCTGCATAATCTGTATCATTTTTAATGAGCGCCCATTGGGCAGAACCAACAGGGAAAATAGAATTGTTTGATCCTGTTCCTATTGCACGAACAACATACAGTCGATTGCTGTATGACAAGAAGTTTGCAGCACTCCACCAATGAGCGCCATTCAATTGTGCAGTATTTGGTGATCCGAAGGTACTTCGTAGTGTATCTTGACTGTCTATGAGGGTAGCCTGCTCACCAGGACCCCATTCAAAAAAACCTACAGTTCCTCCGTCGGATACACCAACAGAGGGAACAATCGTAGTTATATCTCTTTCTTGTACTGACACGCCTGGTGAAATCTGAAAGGCCATCTGCTTTCTCCCCTATACGAGTGTAAAATCTCATTTTTTAAGCCGTATTAGCTTCTGTTGATATTTATAAATACAACAATCTCATCTAATCCAACTATCTACAACCTCCCATCGTTCTCCATCTATGTCTGTATATTGTTCATCCGATCCGTCATCTACAAAACCATAAGGAAGCATTCTCTGGTCTTCGATTTCTAATTGTTCGTTCTGCATCTTTTTTCTCAGATCAACATCGGTCAATTCTCTAAAGTAACTTTGTTGACATAGCCAACCAAAAAGCACTAGTGTCATTACCAAATCGTCATTATAGCCAGAGTCCGCTTGATAGCCATATCCTTTAGCCACAAATGATGTTAGCTCAGATATGGTGTCAAAGTCTTGAACAATTAGTTTATCGCCTTCAATCATATTCTTGAGATTGAGACAACCAATACTTTTAATTTTCTTTGAAGTCTTAATTCCAACCTGAGATTTTCCAGTTCCGAATCCGCCCGTCAACTGCTGACCGGCTCGACCACGAACCGAAAGCATGAGCATATTTTCATACTCCAAATCGTGATACAATATATCAGAAACTTGTTGCCCAACATCATTGATCTCAACTAACACCCATGCATTATTGTAATGCGTAGCCACATCGTATATGATTGATGGATATAGCATCGGCGAAATACTACTATTTCGATATTTGGCTACTTGTTTATAGGGCAATCCAGAAGAATCTAATATTGAAAATGCAGAGTAATCCAAATCTTCGCCGTGTGACACATCTACGACAATGGTATATATGTGCCCCTCTATCGGCTGCTCATATACGTCTAAGTTATTGCGAACTTCGACTGGATCTATAAACGGCATACTTCTTAACTTTGTTGGGTTGATTAACGTATTAATCGAACCGACAAACTCACACTCGAACTCTTGACGAAACTGGTCTTCAGATGTGTTCTGAATGGTCATCTTTTTCCATTCTTCATCACGACCGGGTATTTCATTCCATTGAACTTCTGTTGGAATATAATTATTATTATTGTCCACTGCATCCATCCATAACTTATAGAAATGGTTCATACCATATGGAGTAGAGACAATAATTACTTTCGTCGTTTCACCAGAAGAAATAGTAGGATATACAGAACTAAAAAATTCTTGTGCAATGTTCATGGGAACGAATGCAAACTCGTCCAGCAGGATCATATTATATGTGCCACCACGAATTGCGCTTGATGATGTTGATGCGGCTACAACCTTAGATCCATTTTCAAGATGAATGTCGCCTCGATTCCATACTTTAATTCCCTGCTGCAACCACTTGGGAAGATTTTCATATGCTAGTTGCAATCTTCCTAAAATATCTCGTGCAAGGGCTCCTTTGTTTGCCAGAATCGCAATATTGACATCTTCATTAAATAGAATATACCAAAGAAAATATGCACAAACTGTTGTTGTTTTTCCGCTCTGTCTGGGTAACTTGGCAATCGAGAAACGATTATTATGAAACGAATCAATCATTTTCTCTTGAAATGGATACAGGTCAAAATTCACCAAACCATGATCGACGTGAACAATCTTCACATATGTCTTAACAAAATAGAGAGGATCTTTAGAGCACTTTACATACTCAGAAATTGTTTCTTCGGTCCATTCGGTAAGCGCACCGGCAGGCTTTAATAATGGATTGCCTAAATATCCAGCGTCATCAGTCGCCGCCATCAGTATCTACCTTGCCTTTTAGGAATTTCTGTAACTCGTGTGTGCTGCCAACAAACAAAGCATTTGTGACAGAATTTGGACCCGTCTTTTCTGTTTTCTGTATATCTTTCATGTCTTTTTGCAATTCGATGAGCTGTTTATTTACGTCTGCAACATTTTTAATAATCTGACCAACTACCTCATATGCTCTTGGGTGTTCGCTCTCTTTGGCTAAGTCAAGAATACCATCTAGTGCTTCTGATCCCTTTTCTATAATTCCTTTTAGATTCTCTCTTGTGTATTCATAGTCAGACGCTAAATCTTTTTTAGGATTTATAGTTTCCTGAATTGCAGGTAACACTTCACCTATTTCATTTTTTTCGGTCATAATAATTCCTTAAAAATCAGTCGGATAAAATGTATGCGTTTGAATATATCCATAATCATCATTCGCATTAATGCTAGAAACTGCAACAGACATGGATAGATTATCCGTTGGCAAACCACTGGCTGTCAATCCTGGCTGTGTGTATATTCTAGAAACGACGTTTGCCGCAGCCATAGACGCATTTGTCGTAAAATCAGAAACCGCATCTCGATTCAAATATGTCAGAGAATACTTACTTGTATCGTCTGGTACAGAAGCAAGAGCAATCGACAAATTAGCAATCTTATTCAATCCATCATAGGCTGTAATTTGACTCTCACTTCCGGATCCTGTTCCTCCAGTGATTGTAATATTTCCGCCAACATAGAAATCATCAACCGAGGATGGCGTAGCATTCGATAGTCGAATCGAAGTTGTGGTTCCTCCCTCTAAACTCTGAGCTGTTCCCACAAGTTTCTCCGTAGAAGTAGGAACATAAAAATCAACATAAGCCTTTTTGATAATATTGGCATCACGAACAGGACCATATAATACGCCCTTAACTGTAAAATCAAGAGTCCATACGATAGACCGAAGCTGATCATAATTACCTTCATACGTCTCTTCTTTATTCACCGTATTCAATACAATAGGAACATCTACATTGACACCCAAATCTGTCATTTCTTTTACAGTAACCGTAAATTCGGGTGTAAAAAATGGTAGTATCTGTTCGACTATCATTGACGCATCGCGATTATTTCTCGCATAAATGAATAATGTAAAAAAGAAATCATACGGAACAGGAGCCCAAGCATACGATTTTTTGCTCGCTGAAGTTTTAGATCCAACTGAAGTTCTTTGCATCGTGTTTAGCTTACGGTCAGCCGCATAAACCATAGATGACAATTCATATGACATTCTTGGTAAAATAATACCAACATCTTTTTCCAATTTAGGGTCCTGGTTCATTCTTGCTAACCATTTTTCTTTTGGCGCATACGATAGAGGAACATCAATTGTTTGTTGTTTTGTTCCTCCTGAGTCTTTTCTCCATATTTGAACAGAGTTGAATAGCGTACCAAAAGCAACCACATAGGATCTGATCGATTCATGAGAAAATGTAGTACCTAACATTACCAGTCTCCAAATGGATTATCTACAGGAATGACGAGTGTTGTATTCGCCTCTGCCTGAATTATATCATTATCATCACCTGCCCGAGTCGGCAAAGAATCGTCCATATACTCAGGAACAGCAACGTCTGTGTATATACGATCAACGTCATCTAACCCTGTGTTTATAATTTCATTAGAATATGCAAAAGATTCACAGACAAGATCATAAACAGGAAGAGAGCCCAAAGGATAAAATAAAGATTCATTATTTACAAATTTGATTTCAAACAATGCTCCTGTTTTTTGTGCTGCCAATGGATACCAAACCAAATCTCCGTCATATGGTCGCGTTTGGTCCATTTCATAATTTTGTATTGTTTCGGTGAATCTTCTTTGAGCAACAGTAAATGTCATTTCATTCTTAATCTGAATGCCAAATCGAGAGAGAAATTGTTGCTCCCCACCAAAACCGTCAACATCTTTCACATAAAACTCTATTGGAATGGCTGCATTGAATTGTGATAGTTGATCCTCTCCGTATAGATCATCTCTATTGACCAATGTTCTGGGTAGCCAATAAACATCAATACCATACATCTTGATCGCTT